AACGTTCTTTCAAAAAAGGAACTCGTGTTCATAACAAAAATATACAAGGCACCTCCGGCATAATGCGTGGAGGTATAAGATTATAATGCCTTGTTACAAACCACTCACTGGCTATCGCTCTGATGTGGAAAACTTCAATACTGGCAAACGTGGCATAGTCTTTAAACAAGAACATGCCCAATGGCCTCTTAACGAAGTAACAATCCCCTGCGGCTCCTGTATAGGATGCCGCTTCGAACGCTCCCGCCAGTGGGCGCTTCGATGCGTCCATGAAGCTAGTCTTCACGACGAAAAATGTTTCTTAACTCTAACCTATGACCCTGAACATTTACCAAAAAATAACTCTCTAAATAAACGCCACTTTCAACTCTTCATGAAACGTCTACGCAAACATTATGCCGATAAAAAAATAGGCTATTATATGTGCGGAGAATATGGCGAACAAAATACCCGTCCTCATTACCATGCTTGCATCTTTGGCATGGAATTCGAAGATAAAATCTTCCATTCAACAACTAAAAACGGAGACAAACTCTATAAATCTACTATCCTATCTAAAATATGGCATAGCCATGATAGGAAAACACGCGAACCCGTATCTGGTGGCTTCTGCACCATCGGTGAGCTTAACTTCAAAACAGCGGCATATACAGCCCGCTACATCATGAAAAAAATCAACGGCAAAAAAGCCGACGAACATTACCGCTATACAAACGAAAAAACGGGTGAACAGTTTCAACTTGAACCCGAATACACATCCATGTCTCTTAAACCTGCCATCGGCAAAAACTGGTATCTAAAATTCAAAACAGATGTCTACCCTACTGACGAAGTCATAATAAAAGGCATATCAATGCAACCCCCAACCTACTACGATAAACTACTCGAAAAGGAGGAACCCCACCTACACGAAATAATAAAACATGAAAGGCTCTTAAACGCCAAAAAATACTCTAAAGATAACACGCCTGAACGCCTACACGTCAAACATAAAGTCAAACAGGCACAGGCAAATCTACTATCCCGAACCCTTGAGGAAATCTAACATGTTACAAAAAATATTCGCAATTTACGACTCAAAAGCTGAAAGCTTCACCAATCCCGTATACTTAAACTCAACCGGACTCGCTGTCCGTACCTTCTCTGACTCTGTACAAGACCCCGAATCCCAATTCGCAAAACACCCTGCTGATTACACACTCTTCGAGCTTGGCACCTACGATGACAACTCAGCAGAATTCAAACTACTACCAACCCCTAAATCACTATTCATCGCAATCGAATTCATCACACCAATTCTTAAGGAAGCAAAATCATGAAATCAGTAATGTCCCACAACTTCTCCCAAATCCCCAAAGCAGACATACAACGTTCTAGTTTTGACCGCTCTCACGGCGTCAAAACAACTTTCGACGCCGGAAAACTAATCCCAATCCTTGTCGACGAGGCACTCCCCGGCGACACATTCAAACTCAATATGACGGCCTTTGCTCGTCTAGCAACACCTATCAATCCCATCATGGACAACATGTACATGGATACCCACTTCTTCAGTATTCCCATGCGCTTAGTCTGGGATAACTGGCAAAAATTCAACGGAGAACAAATCGACCCCGGCGACTCCATTGACTACCTAATCCCTACTACTTCAGCCCCTCTCGTTACTGGCTACGAAGAGGGAACAATCTCCGACTACTTTGGAATTCCTACCAAGGTAGCCGGCCTCGAACACTCCACTATGTGGCATCGGGCCTACAACCTCGTCTGGAACGAATGGTTCCGCGACGAAAACCTACAAGACTCTCTAACCGTATCACGCGGTGATGGCCCTGACCCATCAACCGACTACACTATCCAACGCCGTGGCAAACGCCACGACTACTTCACTTCCGCCCTACCATGGCCACAAAAAGGCGCAGCCGTCCAACTTCCTCTGGGCTCTACTGCTCCAATATCAACAAATGCTACTGTTGTTGATAACTTGTTATCTGTACAAGCTCCCGGTGTTGGCACTGGCCAATTTCAAATGAAAACTAACGGTGCAACCCTTTATATGGATAATACACCGGGCACTGCTGGCCCAGCTCTCTTTGCTGATCTCTCTGAAGCAACCGCAGCAACAATCAACGAACTACGACAAGCGTTCCAAATTCAACGCCTCCTAGAACGTGACGCCCGCGGCGGCACTCGATACATCGAGCTAATCAAATCCCACTTCGGCGTAACCTCACCAGACGCCCGACTACAACGCCCCGAATACCTCGGAGGCGGCTCTACCCCTGTAAACATCACACCAGTAACGCAACAAAGCGCCACTGGCGCTGCAACTCCGCAGGGTAATCTCGCAGCCTTTGGTACAGCTTTACTGTCCAACCATGGCTTTTCAAAATCATTTACTGAACATTGCTTAATCATCGGCCTCGTATCTGTACGCGCCGACTTAACCTATCAACAAGGTTTAAACCGCATGTTCTCTCGTAGCACCCGCTACGACTTCTACTGGCCTGCACTCTCTCACCTCGGCGAGCAATCCATCTTAAACAAAGAAATCCTAGCTGACGCAACCGCTGTTGACGATCAAGTCTTTGGCTACCAAGAACGCTACGCCGAATACCGCTATAAACCATCCATAATCACGAGCCTCTTCCGCTCTAACGCCACAGCTTCCCTTGACGCTTGGCACCTGTCTCAAGAATTCGCAGCCGTACCATCATTAAACGCGTCATTTATTGAAGACAACCCACCTATCGATCGCATCGTCGCTGTTCCATCCGAACCCGACTTCATCTTCGACTCACATATGTCACTTAAATGCGTCCGTCCAATGCCAGTGTACTCAGTACCTGGTCTAATCGACCATTTTTAACCAGGAGTAAAATATGGCTCGTAATCCAAGTACAGGAAAACGTCGATATGAAGCGTTAAAGACTATTCGGTCTACGCCAAAATACGACACTAGGATTCCTATCTCTGGCGCTAAAGTCCGTGAACTCGACTCTAGTAACGCTATGGGTGGAAAAACCGCATCCTATAGTAATAAAAAAGGAACTTTTTCCAAAATCGGTGACTGGCTCAGCGACCATGGTGAATTCACCATGGGCCTTGGCGGTGCAGCTGCATCCGCCTATGGCTCCTATCGAGCAACCAAACAATCGGCAGCTTCTGCCGATAAACAAATGGCATTCCAAGAAAGAATGTCAAACACCTCTCACCAGCGCGAAGTCAGAGACCTTCGATTAGCTGGACTTAACCCAATACTCTCCGCCGGAGGTTCCGGCGCAACTACCCCATCAGGAGCCTCTTATCAGGGCGACACACAAAGTGGCTCAAAAGCCGCTGCTACTGGCTTAGCCGCTCGTCGGCAAGTCCAAGAAATTAAAAATCTTGCTTCGCAAGAAAATCTAACTAATCAAAATGCATTAAATGCTTACGAGCAACGCGAGGTTATCAGACAAACTAAACTGTTACTTGATCAACAAACAAATGCTGCCGCTGGTGCGGCTGCTGAAGGACAGGCAACCGCAGAACTGTATAACAAAATTGATGAGCGATCGCCAGATGGTATGCAAAAAGGCATAATGATGTTAATAATGAGGCTTTTAAAATGAAAAAACTACCATTCCGTACCCCATACACTGGCCATGTCTCCGTACCATTCGAGACTACTGGCCTCTCACTAACCAAACAATGCTTCAAAGACGAATGTGATGTAAACAACATTCTCAAAAACTACAACAAAACGGGCGTAATGCCCGAAAACTTTGATCCCGGCGAATTCCGTGATGTCACCGGAATCGACTACCAAGAATCCATGCAGATGGTCGCCTCTGCCTCCTCCATGTTCAACGAACTCCCCAGCGCTCTCAGGAAGCGTTTTAAAAACGATCCCGCTGAACTCCTATCATTCACCTCCGATGACAAAAACATCGAAGAGGCCCACCAACTCGGCCTCCTACGTGATGATTACCAACCCCCTGAAATAGCTATTTCACCCCCTCAAACGGCGCAGCCGATTGATGAAACAAGCGAATAGCGCGTTAGAAAAACGGGCCCTCCAAAGGGCCCGTAGACAGTACTTCCTTGATGTAACTGTCCGGACTGACACCGAAAGGTGGAAATCCGAAAAAAAACGTGGTCTACTGGCCACGATCAAACTACTAATAAACAAACTAAAAAGGAAATATCATGACTCCAATCCAATGCGACTGGATACCAAACCAAAGGTATTATGAAACCTTTGTCGGTCAACCAACAATCTCACCCTATATTATTTACTTAAAAAGGCTACTCAAATGAAACGATCAAAAATGTCACGCAAAAATTCTAAACGCTCCTTTAAAAAAGGAACCCGCGTCCATAACAAAAATATCCAAGGAACCTCTGGTATCATGCGCGGAGGTATAAGGCTATAAAAATGCCATGTTACTTCCCGCTAACTGGCTACAGGTCTAAAGACCTAACTGCCAAAAACAAGCGTAAAATCGTATTCAATATAAAATACGCCTTAGACGACTCCGAGGTCACCATTCCCTGCGGCTCCTGTATAGGCTGCCGCTTCGAGAAATCTCGACAATGGGCCCTCCGGTGCGTCCATGAAGCCAGTCTCCATGACGAAAATTGCTTCATCACTCTCACTTACGATCAACAACACCTTCCTGCTGACCACAGCCTAAACAAGTCACACTTTCAAAAGTTCATGAAACGCCTACGTAAACACTTTACCGGCACGCCCATCCGCTTCTATCACTGCGGAGAATATGGCGAACTAAACAACCGTCCTCACTACCATGCCTGTATCTTCGGCATGGACTTCCTAGATAAGGAAATTCTTAAAAAAACTAAAGACGGTAACTCACTATACACATCAGC